GATGCAGCGCGTTAACGCCATTCACATAAATGTCAGCGGTCTCTGCCTCGGTCTTGCGCAGCGTAGCGGCTTGCAGTTCGTCCAAAGCCCACAAGTCTTCAAACTTGATTGTGATGCCCAAATCAACTTCGCCCCAGATGTTGAGCATGGCGAAGTGCATGATGCGAGTAAGGTTGGGCCGGAAGAAGCTTTCTTGATTTGCTTTTATAGTATCATAAAACGCTTTCAGTTCGCCTTCCGAACTAGCGTTCAAGCCAGCCGGGCTGATGCCCAACAACTTGACCAGAGGGATGCGCGACACAGCCGCCATGTGCTCTTGGCTCTGCGCCTGCAATTTATCCAAATCGCCTAGCGGCACGCTGACGTTAGAAAAATCCTCATGCTCATTGTCCAACACAAACAGACCGCGATTATCGCGAAACGCATTGAACAGATCGACACGTTTGAATAACCCACTGCCTTCGCCATCAGCATCGCTAGCATTTAACACCGAACTCAGATCGGTCTTGAGCACCATCACGCTAAAGGCGCGGATGATGTCGTTGACCGACTGCCTAGTCTGAAGCCAGTTGTCGACGTATGGCTTCATGCTTTGACTTCGCGACAGCCCACCGAAAGCGTAAGCTGGCTTGAGCAGATCAGGCACCGGTTGCCCAACAAACAATAACAAGCGTGAAGCGTGAATGCGCCTACCCATCACGAACCACTTCGATGGGTTGTACCAATCAGGATTTAAGGGATCATTGCTGTTATAGTCAGATGGATAGCACCACAACGGTTCAACAATCACCAGACGCTTGAGCGAGCCCTTGGTCACTTTGCCCTTGCTCATCTCGTCACGGCCGTCGCCTATTGGCAACATCAACTCATTTGAGTTTTTCCAAGCATCATCAATATCAGGGTAGAGATGGGCGCGACCCATGTAGCCGTCAATTTCGGCAACCTTGTAAAATATATCGCGCACGTTGAGCCGATCGAACTCATCGGTCAGCTGCTTGATCTTGTCGGTCTTATCTTCAGCATCGTCCTCGCCGGTAGCAGCCTGAAAGGTGATCCACTTGCGCGTCATCTCGGTGGCGATCACCTGAGTAGGAACGCGATACTCGGGACGCTGACTCAACTCACTCAAATATGGGTAGCCAAGAAACTGAAGCCCTTCACTCCAATAAGCACTGACGCCGCTGTTGGCCCACTGGATAACCTGCGTTGTGGTGTCATCCATCGCCATAAGCGGCGTGCCCTTGGGCAGCACACCGGGCGCCGGCTGATACGGCGCAAAGATATTGATCTGCGGCTTGCCGTCGAGCTTCTTGGTAGTCTTGAGCCGGGCTTTTGCCAGCACGTTGTCGGTGATACGCGAGAACACCAAGCGAGGCTTGGGTGGGGCAATGATAGTCTTAGCGACGGGTTTGGCGGGTTTCTTCACCCGCCGCACAGCGCTTGCCACCAGCTTCTGGACGGCTTTGCGTTTCACGCGGTCTTATTCCCAGATAGAATTTTGTTTCTTTCCTTAATCATATCGCGATATGCGTCATCATCGCGCTCAATAACGACGCCAAATATACCGCGCGACATCGCCATTTGTTTTTTGTCATCGCTCGGTATTACAGTTAAATCAATAACCTTATATTCCCCAAAAGACTCAGCAATCTCCAGCGGGGAGTAAAGCATCGGGCCAATCACGGTAATCTGTTTTAAATCACCGTCGCATTTATCATCAACATACATGCCGTCGGCATGGCATAATGTAACGCCGCCTTTGGGGTGCTTTTTGAAATTCACGTTAATTTAACCCACTTGGCGCCGCGACGCAGGCTGCGGCCTTGCTGAATCTCATACGCCAAAGACTTCGGCACCTGAACGTAATCTCCGATCACTTCTTCGCTGTCCGCAATTTTGTTGACGCGCTGGATCACCACGCGCGGGTGCTTAGTTAGACGCGCAGCAATCCAAGCCAGCGCGATGGAGATCAACAAGACGATTGTGCCCTTCATCGATGGCCTCGGTTGTTGCCAGGCGTTGTGGTGATGACCAAGCCGAGCAGCAAGAACAAGATGAGCAGGCTGAGACCGATCGTTGTCCAGGTCATAGGCGCCGCGTCCCCATCAAGCCGTGCGGGCGCGACAGGCTTTGCGCGCGTTGGAGCAACGCAGCATTGACCACCATCGGTCGCACGCTCTTGAGCGGCCAGTAGCACATCATGATGGCGTCAGCCAAGTTCGGCGAGCGCGTGCCTTCCGGCGACTTATCCACGATCAACTTCATTCGCGTATTGGTCGAGGCCGTGGCCTGCGACAGTTCCTTCTGAATCTTGCGCAGTAGCGGAAGTGACGACGGCAGCGAAATCAACTGCTCGGGCTCCCACGTAAACGTATTGTCATTGACTGCACGCCACGTGCGCTCGAACCGTTGGCGCAACTGCCACCAACCTTGCGCTTTCAGGTTGCCGTAGAAGTCGCCATTGAGCGGCGAGTTCTTGTCGCCTGGGATTACAAACTTGTCTTTGTGAAGAACTTCCGCGCCAGCGTTCCACGGTGTTAGCCATACGTTCTTCGGCATCAGGTCTTCGTCGACTAGACGATTTGATTCCGCCTTCACACCAGCGCCGACCCCGATGGAGTCGTATTGCAAATCAACCAGCCCGCATTCGCTGACTGCATTGACGGCGCGGCGCGTTGTTTTGCCGGTGTCACGCTCGCCCCATTCCTCAACTGACTTGAGCACCACACCCTTGCGCTTGGCCAGCGCGTTGGTGTCGAGCCCTTCGTCGGCCACGTCAAGCGCTGCCGCCCACATGCCGCTATCGTCAAACCCAAGCTTGATGTGTGCGTCAATGGAAGCCGCAACCCACTCAGCCGGAATAATAACACCTTCAACCGAAGCGGAGTAGTTGCGCTCGACTTCCTGAGCAAAGATATGAAGCAGGCCATCGTCACGCGCCTTGGCCTCGCGCTCGTCGTGCCAAGCTTGCGTCTTCATAGGATGGTCGCGCCAGTCCATCACGAACACGTTGGTGCGGCCCTTTGCTATTGGCTGCCCAGGCTCCCAGTCAGCCCCCGCCTCACGCTTGCGATGAAACACCGTGCCAAGACCATGCACCGACGACAAATCAATCTGCACGCGCGTGTTGTCGGTTAGCGAGGCTTCGATCATCTCGGGATGTTCATAGTGTGCTGACTCATCCTTGAAATAAATCAACTTACGACCGCCACGTCCAATATTGTCGCCTGACTCGCCGGTGATCGTTGCGCCGTTGGCCGGATTAACGAAGCGCATATACGTCGTGTTGTCAGGACCCAAACCAGCGGGAAGAAACTCTGGAGGCAAACCGCGCAGAATCATTCGCATCTTTTCGAATATTGAATCGGCATCACCAAGGCGGTCGATGAGTTGCTCTTTGCGCGAACCCCACCCGATGGCAGAGCCTTCCTTGAATAGCCAGAGCCAGACGCTGAATGCTGCACAGACCCAAGTAGCCCCAAGATCGCGGCTCTTCTCAATGAGACCGTTTTGTTCAGCAGATAAGCAAGCCCAGAGAAAATCAACAAGCTGTTCTTGACGCGGAAATAAAACAAACGGGATGCGAGCCATCGAACCGGAAGCAACGTTGCGCGGGTCGTAAGTATCAACCCAATGCGTTATCCATTCAGTGGGCCGTGTTTTGTAATATTCTAACGCGCCATATTGAAGTTTTGGTTCGGCGCGCATCTGCAAAACGCGACGCTGGCGCCACGCATAGACCTGAACATAGTTAGGCGGCCACTCGGCGGAAGGGGGTGACGTTATCTGTTCGGATAGTGCTGGCATAATCTTCTTGTGCCTGTTGCGGCGTCGCCTTCTCGGCGTCAATCATCACCGTACCGCTCACGTCCATCTGCCCTTTGAACTCAATTGACTGCAATTTTGGATTGGTAAATGGAGCAACGTCGCGAGCGCATTCCTGCGACTTGTCCCGCGCGGCGATGTAATAAGCGGAGACCTTGTTAAATTCTTTCAACGTCTCGGCAAACTCTTGAGCTTGTTCGGGCGGAAGTGAATTGATTTTTTCAATTAACGCAGCGTGTGCCTCGCCAAGCTTCTCTGCTTTGTCTTTCCAGAAAAGCATATTGCCAACCATCACCGACAAACCATCGCAGCCTTGGCGAATCAATTCGTTGGCAAGACTACGCGTTAGTTTGTTGGCTGCGCCTTTGGGGCGCCCGCCTGCGTGTTTTGTTGGTTGGATTGAATTAGCGGACAAGTTATATCTCGTCTAACCTTTTGATTTCTAAAGATGCGCCGCCAAGCGGCGCGGTTTGATCCGCTGCTACACGTATGATCCAATGGCAATCCTACGCCTACGCCGCCATCAAATCCTGCTCAGCCACATCAACGCGCGTCTGCGCGCCAAGCAAGTTCAGCAACACCAAAGCGCGGTCTTCACCGCGCAATTCATGAAAGCTGCCAGTGAAGCCATAAAACGGCCCGGCAACAACTTTGACCTTTTGCCCACTTTTGAATTTGGGAGGAATTGGAATGTTATAAAACCCCTGTGCATCGCAACGCGCTTTGATATCTTCCATCACATTGTTCGCGAGTAAAGCGGGAATTGGTTCATCGTTGCGTTGGCTCATGATCACGCTGCTGATCCCAACCGTTGATGACAACGAGCGCCATGCGCTCTGAACTTGAACAAAAATATATCTCGGAAATAACGGTTGAATATATTCCCAGCGCTTGCCGGCGAAACGCTTGATGGTTTTGAGACGCGGATACCAAACATGAAAACCTTGTCGCTCGGCATTGATCTTCGCTTTAGCTTCCAAGCCGGGTTGTGATATTGCAATCGCCCAGCCCTGCATTAGAAATCCCCAAAAAGGTCCCCTTGCGGGTTTTATAGGTTGGGT